AACTCATCAGGTGGAATCCCTGTCCAAATCGTAAAGTGTTTCCTCTGAACAATTTTAGGGTTGTCCTCAAAGAACACCTGAAGGACATTGTATCCCAAGTTAAACGCTGTGTTTGCAATCTTGGTTAAGATAGTAGTCTTACCAACACCTGTTGGTGCAAGGATTACACCAATCTCACCTTTAGCCAAACCACCCTTAAGTAGTTTGTCAATACCTGGTATTCCCATAGGTATTGGGTGTCTATAATCCTCATCTAATACTGTCTCTAAGTCCGAGAAAATATCTGTTTGACCTTTCTCTATTTCACCAACCTGTAACGCCTCTCTAACTAACCCCTCCACTTTATCATAAGATTCAAAATCACCTTGAGTGATGATTTTTTGAGCCTTATCCATAGCCTTCTGAAGTTCTTGTTGTTTACAGAATTTCAAAGCCTTTTCTTGAACAAACTGTGTTCCTTCAAATGGAGCTTCTTTAACTTGTTTAAGTGTATCTAAAACAATTTTTGCGACTAATTCTTGAGAAACTTCAGACTTGATAATTTGTTCGAGAGTTTCGAAGTTAGGGGTTGATTCATACTTTACATAGTATTCCTTAATCATCTGTAAAAGGATTTTGAAATACTTGTTATCAAAGTATGTTGACTCGATGACATCAAGAATAGACGATGAAAAATCTTTATCTACCACAATCTGATTCAATAGTTGAATCTGGAAAGTGTTCCCTAAGTAATCGAAATTTTTGTTCATATATTTGTAATGCTCCCCTGTGTATTATTAAATACTCACTTACTCAAATCAAAATCCAAATATTGATAAGATAATCTTTGTTCTGAAAAAATGTCAGTCAATTCTCGAAGAATGTCTTTCAAAAATGGTCGTACGTCAACGGTATAACGAACTTTGGGTGGAAAATATTTTCCATCAAAAATTCTATGACAAATTGTCGTGTCGCCATTTTTTACAAAAATGTTGAATATTTCTGGCCCATCAGTATAAGAAGTATCCATAACTGATGAGTCATGCATAATAGATTCACTATTATCCGTCATGTAAATAACAGTCTTCATTTTAAGATGATACTGTAAGTCATCTTTAATCTCATTAATAAGATTATAAAATTCAATTGAGTTTTTCGCCTTTGGATTGTAACCTCTTACATTGAAATACCTTTGAACAACAATGTTGTCGTTAAGAGTTAAAAGAAATTCCATTTTAGTGCTGTCTTGCTCTTTCATAAAGTTTTTTTAATTTTTGTTTGTGTTTCGTTTTTCTTTTCGTGTAAGTTTCATAAATGGTCGGAGGAAATTTACCCAAGCCTCGTCGTTCTTGGGAAGGTACTTGAAGAGTCCGTCCTCCATCATCATTCTCATCAAGTTTTTGTATCCACGGTCGGTGGGGTCTATTGTGTCTGTATGTATCTGTTCCACAAGTTCTTTCCCATCATCAGTGATTAAAGGATTGTGTAAATCCACGATTTTTTTGTTTGTTTCGAAGAATTGTTCTCCAAATGTACCGCTTTTAGTTTTACCAATCAAAATGTTTTCTAACGCCTTTGGTTTTTTCTTTTGTTCGATATTTCGTGCATTATCTAATATTTCCTCGATAGTGCATGATTTTTCCAACATTTGAGGGAATAGTTTAACCAAAGTCTTTTCCCCCAACATTTCAATACCATCTATGTTGTCGGACTTATCCCCTGTCAAAATTTTGGTTAATAAGACGTTTTGGTGGGGTATGTTGACCTTGTTAATGGTAATCATGTCTCCATACCTATAATATTGTTTGGAGGTCGGAGAATAGATGGTTACCCGTTCTGATATAAGTTGGGTTAAATCTTTATCCGCAGAGAATATTATTATTTCTTCATCGACAGAAATTTTAGTATAGTAAGCTATAAGGTCATCCGCCTCGTTATTATCCATTTCAACCTGACGAACAAAAATTTCCTCAAGGTATTGTTTAACACGCGACTTCTGTTGAAGATATGACTCGTACTTAAACTCGTTCATATCCTGCCGTCGATTTGCTTTGTATTGGGGGTATATGGATTTTCTTATGGAAGAGTTTGACTCACCATCCCAAAATACGACAACCTTGTCGTGGTTGTGTTCTTCAAGAAATTTTCGTAAGGTATTAATAAAATGGTAAATTCCCCCTAAATGTTCACCATTGTTGTATAAATCTCTAACTCCATAGAACCCTATTAAAAGGGCATTGTTTCCGTCTACTAATAATGTTTTAATCACAATTTGTGATTTAATTGGTGAATACTTTGGTTCCTTTACTTAAATTGTCTCCTGCCCATAGAGGTTGGAGATTACTATAATGACATAACTTATAAAGTTCTTCTTCAGTTTTTGCCGACGATAATGGAATGATGTGGTCAATGTGCCACTCACTGCGGTTATCCCAACTCATACCATTAATAAATTGGGTTTCTAAATGTTCTCTGAGAGATTCTGGCGTGCAACCAACAATATCAAATGTTCGTTTTGAACGATATTTCAAATACCTGTTAACCGAATTTCTCATATCAAAAATTAATCTAAACAATACATCTTGTTTTTTTCTTTGCTTATTATAATTATTATAATAACTAGGGTTTTTTTCTTTGAATCTTTTCCTTGTTTCTAAAACTTTATCATAATTTTCAACCATCCATATTTTACGATATTCTTGATAATATGTTTTATTTTCAGAATTCCATTTAGAATTATATTCTTTTATTTTTTTATTATTTTTAAGTTTATATTCCTTAGACCCAAGTCTTTGACACTCTCTACATTCCGCCTTTCTCCCATCTTTTACTCTTGAACATACGTTATATTCTAATAATGATTTTTCAATACTACACTTAGTACAAACTTTAGTTTCCATTTTTAATATATTCTTTTAGTAGTTTATTAACAAGGGAAGATAAGTTTATTGATTTGTCCTTAAAGTATTGTGGCATTTCGGGGTCAACCGATACTCCTATCTTAACTTTTTTTTCAATTTCTTCTTTTTTCTTTCTTCCCATATTAATAAATATCTATAAATATAATAAAAGTAGAATAATTACAACTTTTTTTTAATTATCTTCTTCTTTTTCTTCTTTCAGAGTAAAATCGCCATCAGTTCCGATAATATCTTTCCAATATTCAGCATACTCTTTTTTATATTTCTCCAATGAGACTTTCTCTTCAGATGCCTCTTTACCTCCAATGAATCCGTGAGGAGTCACAATAATTTTTCCGTCATCATATCCTAGTCCGTTGATGTGGTTTTTCATAACAGAAACTTTTGTCCTTGACGCAAACTTAATCGTTCTTTTGTCTTTGGTCGCAGTAATCTTAGTTGTTCCCGCCTCTTTTTGATTACCAAATAAAAATACTAAAGATGAATTTAACCAAATTGCTTCACCCCCTTTGGACTTGATGCGAGGTTGCCCAAATGGATTATCGGGGAGACTCACCCACGGTTGGTTTATTATAACCAAAGTATTTTCATACTTTGACTCTGATTTTCGAGATCCTGAAATACGCTGATTAATACCCATCCCAATTTTGTCCGCTAAGACACCAGCATTATGCATCTTCCCACCTTTACCCTCATAAGTCATTTTACATGGGACGCTGCCCACACTATCCCATAAGAATAATAAACTATAATCCAAATCACCTTTTTCTTGAGCGTCTAATAGTTCATTGATGTAGTCAGTAATTTGCTCAATATAACTAAAGTTATTGTTGAAGATGTAAAATCCATTCCAATCTAATTCACCTGTCTCTTCGTCAACAACCTCTTCACATTGGAAACCCATCAACTTACAGTGTTCGAATGACCACTTCTGTTCTGTAATGATGAATACTGGTAGAATTCCTTTCTTCTGAGCATCAACAGCAGTCTTTACTAAAGCAGTAGTCTTACCAGTATCGGAGTGTCCCAAGAACATGTTAAGATGTCCAATGGCAGGGCCAGGAAGTCCAACGGCATCCAAGAAATCTCCACCCAAATCAAAAAATCTTTGAGGTTTATATTTTGCTGAAGTTGAGAATTTTTTCTTCAAACTTTCGAAGTCGTTCTTTTTAATTGCCATAAGGAATGTGAGTAAAACTCGGACACTAAAATAGTATCCGAGTTGAGTTATTTAATTAGAATGGTAAATCTGATGATGGTTCGTCGTCCATCTGTGGATCTACATATGAGGATTTTTTGGAACCTCCACCGAATGATTCGGTTTCAACTGAACTGTCACCGTAAACGTAACCTCCTTTTTCTGAATCCCACTTAGGAGTTTCTCCTCTTGCAATTGCTTCAAGATAATCAACAGGTTTTTTGGAATAAACATCCAACCAAGTCAATTCATCTTCCATCCAAGCCTTTGCCTGTTGTTTATCTTCATGTACAGGATTTGGGTCATCATACATAATAGTCGATACTGTTGTGTATTCTTTACCCTTTGGAGTTTTTGCTTTAGCAAGTTCAATGACTAAGTCACGTCCTTTTTCAGGGTCAGTAATGTCTCCTTTGTTTCTCCAAATAGGAATAATTTTGTCAAGGATACCATCATTCTTGAAATTGTGTTTGAATCTCCAAAACTTTGGACCGTCTTCCTCGTGGTCTCTGTCAATTACTTTCACAATATAGAATTTTCGTGAACGATACTGAGCAGCCAATAATTTGTCAGACTCTTTACCTGTAGACATCAATTCTTCGTAAACCTCATTCAAAGGTGAACGTTCGTTGTCATTTTTTCCTGGATCGTAGAATTTCTGCCACTGTCCACCCACTTGAATTTCGTGGTACCACGCTTCTTTGAATGGTGAGGAACCATCTGGTGTAGGGAGAATTCTAACTCTTCTCTGTCCTGATTTCTCTTTGTCTCCTAAGATTAAAGCGAAATACTTTTTCATTCTTTCGTCTTGCGACATTTTCGATTGGGCCCCGCCCCCTTGCTGATTTTTTTCGTACTGTGCCAATACGGCGTCTAATGAACTCATAGTTTTTTATAGATTAAATTAATAAATTGTTTATACAAATATAAGTAAAACTGTGACTATGTCAAATAAAAAAAGGTACCATGAGGTACCTTTTATGTAGTTTGTCCGATATTACCTGAACGATGTCTTATAGACTTCGTTGTCCATCCCTCCACCAGGTTTGAAGGAATTTTTAATGTCATTTACATTAATATCAGTAACTTCGTCTGAAGTTAAAACATAATCATTTTTTCCTGTCTTTTCCATTTCTTCCGACTTATCATCGAAAAATTGTGAAAGTTTTTGACTGAATGGATAAGAGTCATATGTTCTTAACTCTAACTTTTCTTGTGGAGTTTTTTCCCTATATTTTTCAATCTTATTCTCAAGAGAGTTAAGTTTGTTCATAATGTTATCCATCTCTCCTAACTTAGATTGTAAATCATTAAGTTGGTTAAATAAGTTATTAAAATACTCTTCTTGTTTGGTTTCAATATTTTTTTGTGAATCAACTAATTCAGTGATGTCTAATTCTTCCGAACCTGATTCTTCTCCACCTTCTTGTGATTCACCTTCGTCATCAATCTTTTCGACATCAGGATCTGATTCAACATCAATAGGTTGTGGTTCAGTTGTTGGTGCTGGTGGAGGTGTTGCCTCTGCAGGTGCTGGTGCCGCTTCAGCTCCCGGTGCGGGGGCTAATGCTCCTAATACATCCTCTTCAGGTGCTGCTCCTACTTGTTCTAAAATATACTGATTGATTTTTCTATGTCTTTCAATCTCCTTGATAATTTTTTTATCTAAACTCATGGTTTAACCGTTTAATAATGTTTTTATTCCGTTAGGGGTTTCTACTCTAACCTTTCTGTTGGCTGTAGTTTGATGACCCGCTCTTTCGATAAGACCGTCTCTTTCTCTCACTGTGTAACAATCACCTGTGTCCAAGTCACAAACTTGTTTTGTTCCGTCTCCATTGTCTTCCTGTGAAAATCTTACAGATTTACCAAGATAATTGTCTAATGCTGATTTAATGTTCATATGAATCTTTTTATATAAATATATTGTTATGTTATAAAGTAAAAGTATTACTTGTGACTGTTAAGGTTGTATTTGGAATATTTGATTGGGTATAGGTTATACTCAATTGAAATTCTCCTAAATCCGAAACTTCAATCAAATTTGTATACTTGGTATCAGAATTTATTCTGATTATAAACGATGTTCCATTAAGTTGTGGAAATTTAAAAATTTTTGTTCTAATTCTATTCACTATGGGAGGAGAGGTACTTGTTTCAAAGTTAGGAACAAATATTTCATCTGTTGGAGTAAATTGATAGGTATAGTAACCCCCATTAGGTTTTACAATATTATAATAACTATTTCCGTCAAACTTAGGTAATCTTTCTGTATTAGTATCAGAAACTAAAGTCAATCGTCCTAAACCTTCTGTTGTTGTCGGAGGAACATTTATGACAAAAGTTTGAGGTGCTGTCACATCTTTAGGATTTTTTTCTTTATCTTCAGGTACAACCGATAAAATAATTTGAGTTTCAATTCTCAAATCGAAATTTTTATACAATTCCAAAACATCTTTAAATTCCTCTTCAATCAGTTTTTGTCTTGTACAAGTAAATGTTTGTTGGTCTTCCGAAACGAAACCTACAATACTGACAGGAGTTTTTGTTGTTTTTCTTTCTTGTTTAACAATACTATTATTTGCCCCGACACTTACAGTATAAACCGAATAAGACATTGTCGGCTGAGAATTTATTTTCCAAATACCAATATTAGGTTTAACTTTAACAACCAATTCCTCATCACCACCAATTGGATTTTTAGTTTGATTAGTCACTTCAGTTGGATATACTCCATTATTCTGAGGATTAAGATTGGATCCTGCTTTATCTTGTTGTGGAATACTTAATTGTTGTTGGGTTGTAGTATCCGCATATGCCCCCGGAGATGATGTTTCATTTGGTAATGATGGATTGAATGTAAAGTCAACCAAACTTTCGAATGTTCCATATTCTGTAGTAATACTTATTCTTCCAGTTGCAACACTTTGCCCCTCAGGAATTTGAACTGCAGGTAGAGTAAATCTCAATGTCTGAGGGTTGAACACAGTAATATCTTTTAACTCAACATCTTTGTTTATAACTCTGATTGATTTTACAGATTCAAAATTTCGTCCATTGACTTGGACAATTGTACCTGTATTTCCAGCAGAAGGAGAGAATGTAGATACCACAGGTGGAGGACAAGTTTGACCAATTTCAGGTGGTACAGGTGATGGAGTTGGTGTCACTCCAGGTGTACTAGCTTCATTCTCAACCTTTTTATCTACAGAGTTGAATTTAATTACAGTATCTTTACTAATCAAACCAGCATCTGTCGCTGACGTTAATGCCTTTGCGAATGTCTCTCTGACTTTATTGAACTCTGTTTTATTCGTGTCATAATACTGTTCGGAAACGTTACTCTTAGGCCAATAACAAACATAATATTTTGCAAGTCCGAGTTGAACAATTCTATCAATGTTTTGTTGTAATCGTCCTGCCATGAATGTTATATACTTATCTAATGACTCAAAATGCGCAATCGGTTCCGATGAGGTTGTCGATGGATTAGTTCGTATATTAACACAACTATAATTTCTTTCTATCAATGAAACTTGACCACCCCAATTTTGATTTAAAGATAATGTTCCTAAATTATTATTCCATCCATTAAAAGACCCTACATTCGTATTAGAATTTGACTGATAAGTTCTAATGTAGGATATAGTGTATATAGCAGTTTGTAAATCTACCTGATTAGGGTAAAGTCGTTTCAAAGCATTTGCAAAATCAATAGGAGTAACTTTTGTTACTTGCCCAGCAACCGAAACATATTT